TGTAAGCAATTCTGATGCTTGCTCCATACCCGAGCCCAACGCAAAATTTTTGACATAGTTAACAATGTCCCCGGTTGTTCCGGTTATTGGTATTTCTTTCATTAATCGGCTCATGCCCGGAATGCCAATCATCTCTCCTGCAACTTCTAACGTTGTCATGATTGCCGTGCGCTTACCGTTTTCTTCAGGCGTAAGTTGTTTGAACTCCCACACTCCATTTGCTTTTGCTTCGTTCGCGTTTGCCCAAGTGCGTCCTTGTGAATCAATAACGGCATCTGCGCCTTCAATCCATGAGTTGTTTGCTACAACTCCAGCATTCATCGCTACTGATGCTAACGGGCCGCCAAACATCCACGACACGGCTGAGGTCACACCTGATGCAATACCTCCAGCAACGGCTCGCTCATTGCCCACCAATTTACTCATTTGAGTATCTTTTTCTTTGGTGAGTAAATTTTGCATTTTGTCTAAGGTGGGTGTGTCATACCCAAAGACCTCACCAAATGTTTGACCGGCGCGAGTTGCCAAACCAAGAATGTCGGCACCGGCAGTTCTCAAACCAGTATTTGCAACTTGTTGATAATTTACTAAATCAGACTCTTTAATTGATCCAAAACCTACCGGCTGAACAAAAGTTTGACCCGCCGTGGCTTGCGCGGTTCCGGCGTAACTTTGAAGCATATTGTTGATAACTTTATAAGTTGCTTGATCTGAACCTTTTAATAATTGATCTCTTTGTTCCGGCGTTGCTTTGACAAAATTATCAACAAACGATGACATTTCTTTTGCAGAAAGGTCTGCTGGATTTAAATCGGTATAAGACCCTGTAAGGTTTGACGTTTTAATCGCATCAATTAATTGAGCTTTAGCAAACGACACATCTTTTGTATCAAATGTTTGTGCCGGTTCATAAGTGCGATCTTGTTGATTTACTTGATTAATGATGTCTCTTGCGGTCGCTGATAATGAGTAAGTTTCCCCACCATATGAAAAGTTTGCATACCCTTTTGAGCCTGCCAACGCTGCAGCCTCTTGTAGCGAGTCAGCCTCCGTATTTCCCACTTTTAAGACATTTCGATTGACAGCCTCTTTTACGGCGTCATCAAAACCCGCAAACTCTCCCATATCAACTTTGGTGATTCCCTTGGTAATCGCATCATTGACTTGATTGCGATCGCTTACATCAATCGTTGTATCTTCATCATCCCCTTGGATAATGTTTGAAATCTCTGTCAATGTTGTGGCTGTTTCGTTTGCCTGCTCTTTTGTTGCGCCAGAATTCATTGTGGTGTTATTGACTGAGTCCCACAGGTTGTTATTACCTGACTGATTGACCAACGAATTTGTAATTGTTGAGGCTACTTTTGACCCCACGTCTTGGTTGACAATGTTGTTGGCGGCGTTAATTGTCCTATCAAGCTCTTTGCTAGCATTAATTAGAGTTTGAAAATCTCCAGTTTCGGCCGCTTTGACTATTTTTAAACCTGTTGCGGCGGTCTTTAAGTCTGCGCTATCGGTAAGCGATGCGGCGGCGTTGATTGCCCCAACCCAATCTTGTTTTGATACGGATGACGCAAACTTAATTGCGTTGGCCGCATCTGATACTTTGATATTCCCTGCTAACTCAATATTTCCAATGTTGTTACTTATGTTTGGATTGTTCATTAAGCTGGTGACTACTCCCGTGTAATCACCTTTTTCTGCCGCCCTAATTGCGCTGACTGTTGATGCTGCGCTTGTGTACCCACCCATATTTAAAAGCGATGCGGCAGCGCCTAGGGGATCGTTATTTTTAATTGCCATCGCAGCATTTAAGCCAAACACGAATGGCTGCGCTCCCGGCACAAATGACAAGATTGTCATGGCTCCGCTGATTAGATCGCCTTCTCCGGTGCTACCTCCGAAAGCCGAAAACTGTAATTTTCCGGTGGTTGGGTTTTGTATTAATTGATAATTAGTTCTGCCGGGGCCTGAGAACGTTTGGCCAAACACAAATTGCAAATCTTGTGATCCGGGTGCGGTTTGTGTCAGTACATTTTCACCGGCAAAAAGTTCTTTACCTGTCGCAATACCCCGTCCCACATGGTATCCATATGATTCACCAGACGGATCTGGAATATGCTCAACCTTGGCAATCTCATCAGGCCTAAGATTGACTTCCTCAGGCGCACTAAATTCATCCTTTTGGACAAGACGATAGTAGCCAGTAATGTTTCCGCGTCCATCGTATCTGGGATAGACAACGGCATCAGATAACACATCACGACTTTGAATTTGGCTCAGATCGGTAATTCCGCGATCCATCAGGCTCTTGGCCATATCCAAGACAACTTGTTGGCTGACTGAAGGATCTCCCCCCACAATGTTTTTGGCCGTATCGTAATCAAACCCTACCGATGGTCTTGTTTCTCCAAATACTCCACCTGATAAGGCGGTAATATTTGATCCAATTTGAGTTGCTAACTTTATTAAATTGCCACGATCATAGGTTTGATCACCATACCGAATAGGCTCTACCTGAGGTGTGGTTACTGTTGGGGTTTGGAATGCCTCTCGGGCTATTGGATCGTCAGCCTTTAACTCTCCGGCTTGAACCGCGTGACGAATAAAATCTTTACGCTCTTCGGGCGTGATGCCATACGATCCAATCTTTTCCGTCCAATACTGCAACCCTGTTGGGTCAAACTTGCGCCCAAGAACGTCTTTGTACAGTTGTTGTACATCTAATTCCGGCTGAGCGATCGATCTAAAAGTGCTCTCAAAGTTTGCGGGCGTAACCTTACCGCTTCGCAATTGTTCCATCCAATAGTCTTGACCGCTTTTGTCTGCCTCTCGATCAAGAATATTCTTATAAGCGCCTGTGACGATTGAGGTGTAATCCGGTGCCGTTGTAGGTGTAGGTGTAGGCGCAGGTGTAGGAGCCGGTGTAGGTGTAGGTGTGGGCGTTGTTGACACAAAGGGGGAAGGAATATTTGCATTTGCAAAATATTCCAATTGATCAGTAGGATGAACTCCCGTTGCGGCAAAAATATCTTGTGGAGTTAATTTGTATAAAGAAATTGCATCTACAATTAATCGTGGATTGCTTAAATTATCGCGGATATAGTTATAAATTATCTCGTTTCTTGATGGGCCGGGAGTCGGAGTCGGAGCCGGAGTCGGAGTCGGAACGGGGGTAATTCTTAAGCCTTCATATTGGGGTGTTATGTTAGCTCTAGAAAAATAATCCCTTTGATCTTGCGGGCTTACTCCAGTTGCTGCTTGTATTTCAGCAGCTGAAACATTAAACCTTGCTGCTGCGTCTGCAATTGCTTGCGGGTTGTTAATATTTTGCTGAATAAAAGAAGCAATTTGTTCGCTTCTACTCGGCGCCGGAGTAGGAGTTGGCGCCGGAGGACCGTAGGTTGGCATGGAAAGGGGCGCAGAAAGCGATGGGGCGGGTTCATTAGCCGCATAGTAGGCTTGGGCTTGGGCGGCGTTATAAGCCGACAAAGCATCCATGATGTTTGTGTAGCCTGCTGCTTGCAGTCCCGGTAGGGCTTCTTCAAATGACTTTGGCATCAGGCAACCCTCGGATTTATTGCGGCCAACAAGGCGGCTGCCCAATCGAACCAATTTTCATATGCATCGGTCGATGGGATTGCCTCATTGGTAAAGATATCTATGGCTTTCAGCCCATTACCCCAAAGTTTCCAATCCGTCAGAGGCCCTGGGATCTCCAATTGTTGGGCGGCATACTGCTCACACATGAGTGCCGCCCATGACTCAAATGAATGAAACCGCGGGTCGTAAACCAACGGCTGACCGCCAACAGGGGTAAGCGGGGTTGTCATGAGTACCCTCTTACATCGCCAACATCTGCGTTCAGAATGACTTTACCTAGTTGGTAATTCCCACCCACCGTATTGGAGGTAAATCTTAGTCTGAGCTCACGGCGTTGCTCTTTCATATCAATCTTGCCGGTGCCCGGGCTAAAGACGTATGGGTCAGACTCTTTGTCATCAATTTGGGCATATGGCCGTCCCGTGACCACAAGATCCATGTCTCCATCTTGCAAAAAGTCAGGCTCAACCCGCTCTAAGCGAATCCACTTATTTGGCCCCTCCATGGTCGGCTGAGCCGGGCCACCGGCCACCCATCCGAGATCAGAGGTCTCAAAGTAAGACTCAATAGCGGTCACATTTTGGCCATTGATGGCATCGACCCCCACCTCATGTTGGTAGACCTCAATACGGTCTTCAGGGGTGCTGAAGGTCAAATCATCCGTATCGGTCGCCGTAGGGGCGTTTGATAGGGTCAAGACCATCAAATAAATGGCATTTACCGGAATGGCAAATCCTGACCCGGTGCCGCCCAGGTTTGTATTGGAAGCCGAAAGGGAGTCTCCAATCACATAGGAAGCCCCATATTCAACCAATGTGACGGCGGTTACCGCACCCCCGGAGACCGTTATATCGGCCGTTGCTAGGGCTCCTGAGCCTCCAGTAAGGGGCACATCCGTATAAGACCCATTGACATAGCCTGAGCCTGCGGTAATCGCCCCAAGGGTTTTGATGCCGCTGGACTGAATGTTTGTCAGGGTCGTGTTGGCAGGAATATCGGTTCCCGTCACCACAAGGTTGGTTTGGAGTTCAGTGTAGTAAGTGTCTAGCGCAATCTTGTCAAAGCCATTTATATAACTCATTGACGCCGTCAGCACGGTTTCTGAGGGCAGAGTCTGCCAATCGGCCTCAACCGGGAACCGAAATACCTGAGAAAAGTACCCCGCTGATCGGCGCGATCCAAGAGCCAAACCGGCGTCATACCAAGTGTTCTCTCGGATGTTGTAGATGATGGCATCGTTGCACTCCGTAGAATCCCCACGGGGGTAAAACCACCACACCTCACCAAATCGAGGAACCTTAGTCGCCCAAATCTTTTGCCTTTGGGAGTAGTTCAAATTGTCAAAGAACCAGTTTTGGTTCATTGCATTGGGGATCTCTTTGACCACGCCGTTATAGAGTAGGAACCGGTCAACACCGCACCAGTAATAGACCCCATCGTATTCAATCACCGACTGAGAAGACATGATTGAGGTTTGGCTAGAAATGATGTCATATCGCCAAAATGACGGCGGGGCAAAGTTACCCGTACCGGCTACCCCTAAGGATTGCGGCGCATAAGATACCCGCACCAATGAGTCCAATGACCAAAATAACCCTGACGGGGAGTTTGAGCCGCCTCGGACGGGTAGGCCTTGGACAATCTTACCGGTGGCCACGTTGACCTCGTTTGCATCAGCAGAAACCCAATCTTGGGCATTTCCTGCCGAGCAGTTCCGAATCAGCCCGTTGTTTCCGTAGACAAAAACATAGGGGTGCAATACCACGACACCGCCTGAGACCGTGACATTGTTGTTAAATGTTGCGGTAACAGTCGCTGACGCCGTGGCGTTTTGGCTCATGGTTACAGTCGTTCCGGACACGGACACAATAGTGGTGCTTGCCGGGATACCCGCCCCCGTTATGCTTTGGCCAGCTCCGATCAGGGTGTTGGCGGCCGGCAGAGTCAGGGTTGGTAGACCGTTTGTAGTCGTTACGGACTGCGTAAATACCCCAATTTGACTCATGGTCGTGCCGTTGATATCGCCAATCAATACGGGGGTATTGGTGGTGTTATCAATCGCCACAAGATTCTGCCCGGGGTGGGCAACTAAGGAACTTACCCCGGCACCGGCGACATCATAAAACCCATCAAACTGCCACATATTGAGGGCAGACGGGGTAAAGTTTGACAGGGTAAAGTCCAAGACACCGGCACCCACACCGTTGTCATCAATGACCAACTCTTGAAGCCCCGAAGAGTATCCCGAAAATATGTAGTTGAAGTTGTTTTGGGCGTTGACCCAAATGCCTCGAGAGGGGCCTGTCAGTTCATTTGAGATGACCCGATATCCACCAATCTTACGGGGACGGCCGCGCTGGAACCTGACCCATCGACCATCGTTGTAATACTGCTTATCAAAAACCGTACCATCGCGCTGGATTCCCGCTAAAGTATCAAGAGCGAATACCTTTTGAGTCATTAGAATGTCCCGCCGGAAATACCGCTGGTAAATGTTCCGGTCGTGCCTGATACGGCACCACTAAATGTGCCAACTCCCGTCACGGTAATTCCGGTAGCAGTTGCTCTCAGTCTTTGAGTTCCAAGAACTGATACTCCAAATTCACCGGCCCCCGGGCGATAAATACCGGTGTCTGTTTCGCTCGCAAAAGAAAGGCTCGGAGCGGCAACGGTACCATCAGAAAGTTGCTGGTTAACAATACCTGCGGCAATCGTTGAAGCGTTAAATAGGTTAACCGAGTCACACAACAAAATTGCCTGTTGGTTGGACGGGACGATCGCCGTACCGGCACCAGCTACACCCGTTGTAAATGTGATCGTGTAATTTGACGCACCGCCATCGGTTTGGTTTGTTATGTAATAGATTTGAATGGTCTGTGGCAGATTTACCGTTACATTGTTAGTCAACGTGCCGGTGTACTTTTGAATGACATTTGATGCCTCAACCGGGGTCAATGTGTAACTACCCGTGGTAACCGCTTTGGTTAATTGGGTAAAATTGAACTCCGTTGATCTTCCGGTTCCGACTGTAAAAAATGCAGTTCCAGAGCACAGCACAAAGCACGAATCGGTCGGCTGAAGGTCAATCGATGCCGCTGAGTCAATCTGCTGACCGCCGGATGGCGACAGGGTAAGAGTGCCGGTTCCATTGTTTCGGATTAAGGTAAACCAATTATTTCCCAAAGTCGTGGCTGAGGTCAGGGTCAAGGTTCCTGCGCCTCCGGTCCACACCACGGTCTCTGCTCGATTGGCGGCGGCCAACGTGAAATTACTTGAATATGAACCGATCGGATGGGATTGATTTAATGTTGTGCCATTTGCAACCAACCCATATCCGGCGAGCGTCCCGGCATCTGCGTTTGAGGTTCCCGTGCCAAAAGAGATATTTCCCCAAGTTCCTGCGGTGTTGGGATTGGTCTTGATATAAACATACCGCGACTGACTGGCCGCTACCGCAACGATGGTGTTGCCATCGTAATCAGCAACCGTGAAAGAGTTTGATCCAACATTTCGAATTAATGAGTCTTGGCCAACCGAGGTCTGATTGGCCGGTGGCATCTTTAGCAAGAATCCACTTGAGGTCGCCGTAACATCCATAATTCGGGCGACATAGTCATCGGTGGCATTCCCATTAATGGGCCACTCAAGTTGGGTTGTAGCAGACAGGGTAACCGACCGGTAGGCTACATCGGTCGGCTGGATTACGTTACCGGTAAAAGGTGAGTTGTAGCTCATTATGAATCCAATACGGTTGATTGACGATCCGCAATCCGAGTCAGATCCTCAGCCTTCAGGACATTGATGATCTTGTCGTATTGCGCCTGCCACATCGCCATGCGCTCATCGTTTTTCAGAAATGGCATGGCCTGTAAAAGCGTCCCATAAAGCAGGGCCTGAGGGGCATAAATGGTGAACCAGTTGGTCTGATTCGAGGAATCCAAGGGCTGAATCCGCTCGTAATAAAGCACCTCAAAGTTATAGGCCGAGGCCGGGGTGGGGGCTACTAGCCAATGGGTATAGTCGTAATCGCAGTAAAACTTGGGCACATCGGTTTGGGTGGCGTCTGGCCAATACTCTCTGAGGTACTCATACTTTCTCAAAAGAATCGGGGTACGCTCACCGGCGACCACCACATTCATGGACACTGTCTTGTGCCACCGGGCTGGTTTGTCGATGACCGATTGGGTGGCGGTCATGGTGCTTTGCATCACGGTCAGATTCCCAAGGAACTTGATCTCGGCGGCAATTACCTGCTCGGCCAGCATAATGAAGGTCGGAATCTTGTCTAGCGTGGCTTGATCGGTTCTCTCAAGGTAAGTTGAGATGTCGTCTACTAAATTGTCATAGGTCATTACCGCGGCGACTGTCATTACCAGCTCCTATGTTTGGCGGTCTTCTCAGCGATCGACTTGGGCTGGGCCACGAACTGCTTGCCGGCCGCCCTGCCTTCCCGCTTGGCACGGGTCGTGGCGGCGTACTCAGCCGAGGACAGGCTTTCGATAGCCTTCTTGGGCAGGTACCGCTCCCCGGTGGCCTTTGGGCCCTGCGTGGAGGGTTTCCCAGACTTTGTGCCCCACTCCTGCTTAGACCATTGAGAAAGACTGTTGTCAGACCGTTTTGGGCCCTTATAACCGCCCCCGGAGGACTTGTACTTTTGGGTGGCCAACTGAGCCTTCCGGGCAGACCATTGACCCGGCGAGCCACCCTTACCCGAGGCTTTCACCTGGGCGACGATGCGCTTCCATTTTCCGGGGTTGGATTTGACTGCGCTGCTCATGAAAAGGCCCTTGTTCCCTGTTTATCAATTATCAACTTTTGGCCTCTAGCCTGCATCCCAGGTGCGTTTGGAACCGAAATATGCGTCCAAGAATCGAACTCAAGGATGATTTGGTCAAAAGGTACTTGGGCGGCTATGCAGGCCTCCACCACCTCTCGTGGCTTCATCCCCGGAACTCTGAGGTCAGCCGCACAGCCTAGCCGGTGCTGGGAGGTGTCTTTGGACCCCACCGCATCGTTGACCGGCTTAGACCGAAAGCCGGAGTTGATCATGACTGCCTTGCCGCCTACTGCCTTTTTAACTTCTTCAAGAAGGCTTGCAAGGCGTTTGAGATTTTCGATTTCAGCGTCATTAGGCGTGTTTTCAACGCCGAGCCGAGCTGCTGCATCCGAGCGAGTAAGTTCTTCATAGGTAAAGTTCTCCGAGAGTTTATCGGTGGGACTCATTTCTGTTTTGCCTTCATATCCATAATTTTCTCAAGCGTCCTGCCACCAAAGTAAAACGACATGATCAGCATTCCCCACTGACCTAAGAGTTCAACGTAGTTGTTGTTAACCTCAATATCCCAAGCCGACATCATTCCGAAGGCCGTGTAAGTGATCAGGATAAAGACCAGGGTCATGGGCCGAATGTTCTTGGATAGCCAAGAGTCCGACTTCATGTCGGCTTCAGCCCGCTTAGTCAGGTTGTCCTGCTCGTTCATGTCGGCCTGAAGCTGCGCGAGCTCGCCCTTTTGCTGCAACTCCATCAAAGCCGCCTGAGCCTTAGCCTTGGCTTCGGGGTCCGGGATGACTTTGTCGAGGATCTTGCCCCCGACCTCTAAAAGAGTGCCGATAGGAATCATTTTTTCTCCCTCGCTAACATAGTTGCCGCAATGTTTAGCATTGCCTTGGCATGGTCAAGATTAGCCGGCGGGGCCGCCCATCCGACCGTGATTTGCCCGATAAAGCGGTCTTGCTCAGGCGGAATGCTAATCCGACAGCCGTAGGTCATGCCCTTCTCGATGTACCAAAGCCCGACCTCAGACTGGGCGGTCTTGTACTCACTACACGGGGCCTCATTGGCCATCAGCGCCACGACATCCCGGTTGTTGTTTGGGTTGTTGGTAAATAGGCCAACATCCAGCCCTTCCATCGTCTTATCCCTGCCCTCTTTGGTGTAGGCCCGATATAGCACCCTTGTTCCGAGGATGGGGTTGACCTTGAATATGGCAACCACTTGGGCGTTGGTGTGCTTGAAAAGGTGACTAGCAGCATCGTCCACCCGCCCCTCTGCGATTTGGGGTAACTTCTGCTGCTCCTTGTAAGCACCGACCAGCAGATCTCGGTTGTCGTAAAACATCCACCCGGCAAAGGCCAGGACCGCCATCAGGATCAGGGCAAAGAGTTTGAACGGCGAGTCAACATACGCCAAAACCTTGGAGAGCGTATCGTTTGCGTTTAACTTCTCTTCTGCCATCACCAAACCTTCGTAATCTTGAGTATTGCGTAAAGAATCAACGATACGACCCCTAACACCAACCATTCGCTTCTAGTCTTCTGCCGGTCTGAGTCGTACTCCTTTTGTAGTTCTTTTCGCTCCTTCCGAAGCCTTACCTCTAACTGCTCTATCTCTTGTACTGCCTTTTTGCCGAACTCTTTTTCTATGCTCTTAAACGCAATCTCTTTTTGCTTTTTGATGCCATACAGAATCCGGTACTCGTTGATGGCATCGATGTACATCATGTCCCCACGGCGCTGGACATCTTGCTGCTTCTTGCGCCAGGCCACCCTGGCTCGCGCCTCTTCGTCCAGAAACGTATTGACTTCTTTGGCGGTCTCCTTGATGTCTCGACCAGCCTTGATTGCCTCGCGGATACCTCCAAGGGCGGTCTGAACGACCTTGGACGGATCGGTGGGATCGGGTAGTTGGGACAATTACAAACTCCATGGCGTGACGGATAGGCTGATTAGGATGATCAAGATGCCTAAGAATGCAAACGCCCAAAAACCCACATTAGAGTCCAATCAACTTTTTGAAGAACTCAGCTGCCACGCCGGGGCCAAATAGCACCACGATGATCACGGCGTAGAGCAGATACTCAATCTTGCTCATACGGCGATCACCCTCACGCAATGAGGCAGAGATCTGCTCGTATCGGGTGGCGCATACCGCCTCATGGACGGCCAGTTTGGTCTCCACTGACTGATCCATCTGCTATTAGGCTGGCCAGTTTTGAGCCCCAAGGACTGCAATCAGGCCATCGACATTGGCTGCAGCGGTAATAGCGGCCTCAAGGCGGTCGCACTCAGCAACGATTGCGGCGCGTTTTGCGGCAGTAGCAGCGGGGATGTCCACATTGCGCTCTGCCTTGCGGATTACCATCCAATCAGTCTGGGCAAGCATAGAGCCTGCGGTCTGCTTTACTTGAGCGATGAACTGAGTCTTTAGACCGGTGGTTGTAATCGGCTCAGTTGCACCAGCCGGGGTCTCGGTCTTGTCTTCAAGTTCTTTGGCAATAGCCGTAAAGGTTGCCTCAACCGTCTGATTGACCTCGTTGACCCGGTAGTTTGGACCATCGACCCAGTAAAACCGCTGATCTTTTTGCTCACCGTAAATGATCTCGTAGACCCCAGCAGATTTACGCTCTGCTTCGGTAGCGTTACGGATGAACCGCGCTGAGTATTGCTTTTCCCCGATAGTGAACGCCATATCGGGCTGAATGATTTGGCGAACCTCGCCGTTTTGTACTACTGCGAACATGATGTTCTCCTATCGTGCATTAGAAAATTTAAAGGGAAATTCTGCAAAGGCAGCGTAGATGTATGTTGATCCGTTGCCATTTTGGTTTGTGTCAGAAGACCTAATCTTAAATCCGTTAGACAGAATATCTCTGTTCACACTTGAAGCATCTACTTCAGCGCTAGAAAGATTTGGAAACAATGCTTTTGATGACACATTGTATGGATCTCTTGATGTATCAACTATCTGCCAAGACTCTGTCCCAGTACTAGATAGTTTTACCATTAAGAACTTTGGTCTAAAGCCTAAGTATACAAACGGACCATCCGTACTACCGTTACCCGTGTACGAACCAAATGCAGAGTAGCCTGCTACTGGTGCGAAGCAGTATGCGACACAGTTTCCAGCACCGTTATACAGCGTGCTAAGTGTAAATACAGATGATGTTGGAGAGGTGTTGTTCCACCAACCAGAATCAGTATTTGCAGCGCCAGTTGTAAATTTTAGTGCGGCAGTATTTCCTAATGATGTGTGATAAACAGCCCAGTCATACGCTGCCGCTCTTGACTTTACTATAATCATGCTTGGCGCAACGCCAAGTCCGTGTCCTATTGTTCCTGTTCCGCTAGATAAAGCAGTAAATGTAACAATACTGAAGCCAGCAGTAGTATTTGCGCTTACTGTGCTCGTAATTGATCCGGCAGTATTTGTTACACCTACACCACCGGCTTTCCAGTTCCAACCAACATAGGTTGCGGTGTTTGTATTGACCTGGGCAAGCGATCCAACCGTAAAGCCGTCAGCATTAAACCCTGTAAGACCTGTCGTCTCATTCGTCTCTGCGGTTGTTGTGTTGCTCTCTAACTGATTCTTGTCTCCACGGACGACATCGTATAAAGCATGATCTGTGGCTGCGCTTCGGCTCTTGATCCACACAAAGTCCGGTTGGAATCCAACGCCCGTCACACCAAGAGTTGCACCCGTTCCGGTATAAAGAACTGTGTTGAAATAGTCCTCAGCTAAGGTAGTTGAGGTTGTACCAATCGTCGGTGTCGGCAGGTTCGTGGTGCATAAAGAAAGGAACCCGGCTGGGGGTGTGTAGGCGAAGGGGCGTTGGCCGAAGTTGCAAAAAGCGTTTACTGCATCAGACCCGCCACCGGCACCAAGAACCGGAGTGTAAGTGTAACTTGTGCTTGTTGTGGCTGTTGGAGTTGAGCCAGTTGCTGGGTTTCCACCGCCAAACCATGTTCCATCGTTTTTGCGAATCCATAATTTATTATTTGCTGAATCATAAGCACAACATATAACATCGTTTGTAGTGGATGTTGATAAACCACTAGAAAGCGCAGTTCCGTTGTTGTAAATGTATCCAAGTGTCAAATAAACGTATCCGTTTCTCCCAGAATCTCCCGGTGCTGAATTAGTGGTATTTGTTTTAGTAATGTCAGCAAGACCTATTTGCTGGGTCGTAGAGCCGTTTAACGTTACTTCCCAATAAAATTTTTCAGAAGTAAGAGCAAAAGTTGAATAAATTACTGAATTGACTCCACTGGTTGCATACAGATTTCCATTGCTTAATGTTCCACCAGGACCGTTTGGAAGAGGACTGAGCGTACAGTAATTCCCCCGCACCACACCGCCGGTATCGCCACCGCTGCTATACCCAATCCACAGTGTCGGCACATCGGTCAGGGAGTCGTTACCTGCACCTGCGGTGACTGAGAAGTTGTTCGCGTTCCAATTGTTGCCATTACCGGAATAGTCATACCCAATCGTTGTGGTATTGGAGTTGTCTTTAAAATTTAAATAGAAACCGTTGGTTCCGTAGGTTCCGGTGTACTTCTTTGGAACCCATACGCCAGTGGCTGGGTCGGCAAGACCAAAGTCAGATGGGGTTAAGGCTTGACCGTCTATGAAATTAATTTCGGTCATGTAGCCGTCAACAAAATTACCCGTTTCAGCATACTTACCAACATTGTGTTCAATCGTAGAATTTATTGCTAAGTCTGTATTTTGAGCCGGGTAAGTTGTTGAAGAAAAAGCGGTGACTTGGTTTCCGTTTACGTAAAGTTTTACTCGATTTGTATCTGTTGCTTGTGTTGTATCAATAGCAAGAACAATGTGATACCACGCACTAACGTCCCTAAATACTTGAGAAGTTGTTAAACTTATACTGGTGCCAGAAATAACAAAATCATTGCTCGATAAAAGACCCATAGTAAATGAAGCAACAACACCATTACGAGCAGAAAATAAACCATATTGATTTATTCCTAGTTTTGAAACTTTGCACCATCCACTCCAAGTCCAAGTCTTACGATTAGATGCGGATGCAGGAGTTCTGTTTAGGTAGGTTGAATCCGCACTATTGAACCGTAACGACCGGCTAATCGGGTTGTAGACACCCGGGACCGGCCAGTTGTTGCCCTTCTGCGCTTGCAGGGCCTCATCGAGCGTCCATACTCCAGAAGCTGAGGCTTGGTTCGGCGTTACTGGATTTTTGGTGATGACCTTACCTGTGTAATCCATGTTCTCTTACCTTGCTCGGGCGTACTTGAAAGGAAATTCTGCGAAGGCGGCGTAGATGTATGTGCCGTTATTTTCATTTGTGTTTGCACTTCTGGCCTTAAATCCATTGGATAGCCAATCGTGTGTTGTTGCGGTTCCTTCTGCACCACTAGAACTTGCAAGCAAATACTTATCAAGCACGTTATAAGTGTTTCGTTTGCTATCTAACATCCACCAGTTTTCACCAGAAGTATCAGTTCTTTTTATAAGTAAAAATGCAGGTTTAAATCCAAGGTATACGAACACACCATCCGTACTACCATTCCCCGTATACGACCCAAAGGCTGAATAGCCTGCTACTGCGGCGAAGCAGTAAGCAACCATGTTTCCGTTATTGTTGTCATACCCACCGCCTTTTACACCGAATACGGTTGATGTTGGAGCAGCAGAACCCCAATATTCTGAAAGTGTTGCAACGGCGTTGGTACTGTTTAATATTAAAAGTTTATCAACACCACCAAGCGAAACATGATAAACCACCCAATTAAGTGATCCAATAGTTCTGCCTTTAGCAATAATCATTGATGGTGCAACACCCAATCCATGACCAACAGTTTGATTTGCTGCTGTATTACCAGTATAGGTAACAACGCTAAAACCAGCGGTTGTATTTGCTCTTACCGTGCTAGTAAGCGAACCATTGGTGTTGGTTGCGTTTGATCCACCAGCATTCCAGTTCCAGCCTACATAGGTAGCGGTGTTGGTATTGAGTTGTGCCAGCGCACCTACTGTAAACCCATCAGAGTTAAATGCAGTCAGGCCCGTTGTTTCGGTGGTTTCTGCATCAAAATTGTTAGATTCTAATTGCTTTTGAACACCACGCACCGCATCGTATAGCCCATGATCGGTAGCCGCAGATCGTGATTTAATCCATGTCCAATCAGGTTGAAATCCTACACCTGTCACGCTAAGGCTTGATCCCGTACCCGTATACAGCACCGTATTAAAGTAATCATCTGCCCTAGTCGTAGCAGTAGTACCTATGGTCGGTGTCGGAAGATTCTGGGTGCAGAGTGCTTTGAAGCCAGATGGTGCGGTGTAGGCAAAGGGACGCTGGCCGAAGTTGACATCTCCACCGCTTGTGTTTCCGTAACTGCCAAATACAAAAAACCATGTTTTACCGCTTGGCAGACTTGAATAAGCAGTTCCTTGGCTAACCCCATCCTTGTAAAAAACTAACGTTCCTGCGTCAAGGTCTAAGGCTATTCCAATAGTATTTGTAGTTGTCCAACTTGCTCCGTAAGATGCGCTAGTACCATTATTGTATTTAAGACCGCTGTTGTCGTATGCGTATCCGTTTGCTCGATTGGCTGGGTAAGATACAGCGCCTAATTCTCCATCATCATAAACAACCCCAACCATAACGTTACCAACCGGAATCGCACTGTATTTAACCTCTGCGTACCATTTGCCGCTAGTTAACGCTATTGTTGAAAATGACGATTTATCAGCATTTGCTGTATTTGCAAACGCTAGATTCCCGTTTGCAAGGTTTACCCCAGAAGTTACTCTTAATGGATTCAGCGTACAGTAATTCCCACGCACCTCGCCACCCACACCTGTGTCTGTGCCATACGGTGTAGGCGTGTCTACCAGCGAGTCATTACCAGCGCCAGCCGTTACGCTGAAATTATTTGGTGTCCAGTTGTTGCCATTGCCCGAGGAATCAAGACCCAAGGTCGTGGAGGTCGTTCCGGTATTGTTTGCAAACCGCAAGAAGAAGCCGTTTGTCCCGTAAGCTCCATGGTAGACCTGTGGTTGCCACTCACCCGTATTAGGATCGGTGGCACCGAATGAGGATGGAGTTAAGGCGAGGCCGTCAACAAACGTAATGTCGGCCATGTAGCCGGAGAAATAATTTGCTGTTCCGACAGATTGAAGCCCAATTCCATGTGTTGCTGCTTGATTTATACCAAGATCGGTATTTTGGCTTGGGTTATTTCTTATTGAAAAATCGGTTACTTCAGAACCGTTGACATACAAACGAATTCTATTATTTGCAGTTGCTTGAGTTGTATCTACTGCAACAACAATGTGATACCACGACGATGGATCACGATAAACCGCTGTAGTTCTGAGCCAAACCGAATTCCATCCTGAAATTGAAATTACATCTGCTGGTGAAGCATCAAAATAAATACCAAACCACCCCGAATCTGATTGAGTTGTGCACCCGGAAAAAATTGTATATTGAGCAGCGCCTAACGCACTTCTTTTCAACCATCCTGACCAAGTCCAAGTTTTTCGATTGCTAGCAGACGCCGGAGTCCTGCTCAGATACGCCGTGTCCGCAGAGTTAAACCGCAGGCTACGGGTAATGTAATCCGCGCTCGGCCAATTTGCTGAGTTCTGAAGTTGCGTTTCAGTCGTCCAAACGCCACTAGCACCGGTCGGAGCAATCGTCGGTGCTGTGCTGGAAATTACTCCACCTGGGTAGCCGTGAATGGGCATCGTCAGTCCTTGTTCTTTTTAAATCGACCTACACAGAATCCGAGTTTTTTCATACGCTCAATTTCTGCTGGATCGGAAAATCTTTTTTTACTACTTTCCCTCATCTTGGCTATTGTTTCTGGTGAATGTTTACGACCCTGTCTGGCCGCAGCCATTTTTTGTTTGGTTTCTTCGGAATGTTGTATGCCTGTTCTATATCCCGGTTTACCAAAATTTGGATGCTTTTCTCCAGTTCGTCCATAGCACCCATTCATTTCACCAACCAATCCCAAGCTACCCATACCACCTTTGCTTAAATTGTAGCCATATGGTTTTGCTGTGTTATAGACCTCAATTGCTTTACGCTCTAGTTCATAACAAAACGATTGAGTAGTTTTGCACAACAATTTCATTTCAAAGTTTTCTGAGCCATACTTTTGAATAGCATTTTTTAACAACAAGCGACTATTATTGCTCGGCTTACAATGTCTAGACCAACGAGCTTTTGGATTAACAGTAACGCCAATATATGACATACCATTAATCTTATTAGTCACTTTGTACAAAAATGCTAATCTTTCCATCAGGAATTTATCTCCTCCCAGCTACAAGTAACGACTAAGTCGCTTGCTGACCCTGCGGTTGCACCGATCGATTTATCTTCTAAGAGATAAAAGGAGGTAGTCTTATCGGTCACAATCAGCGTAGAGTCTGCCGGGACGGAGATCGTTGAAGCAATAGGGAATGCCGTACCGCTTAGGGCTGCGCCGCTATAGACGTTGATCGTGATATCCGCAGCCGTGGTGCCGTCTACGTTGGCCACAACGAGCGAATTGATCCGATACACCTTGCCGCTACCGGAAGCGTTACTGACGATTGATGTTGCACTGGTGGTTGTCAAAGAGGTCGTCGAAGTATTTCCGTAAATCGCCGCGACGTTGACAATGTTTGGGTTTGCCATTTTCTACTCCTTAGAATCCAAAGATCATCGACAAAGCGATGGATTTACCTTGTGAAATACCGCTTGCTGAAGCCCAAGAAAGGGTTCCTGAGCCGTTGGTTTGTAAGACCTGATTAGCCGATCCGTCTGCGTTTGGAAGCGTCCAAGTGACGTTTGAGGCAACCGTAGCGGGAGCCTGAAAGGCCACCCAGTTACTGTTATCAGAATCTCCAAACCGCAGATCGCCCTGAGAGCCAATCTGTACGTTCGATCCATCCCATGTCAGGTTCGATGACCCGCCAAGGGCGCCCGAGTTATTAAACTGAATCTGGGTGGTTGACCCGCCAATCGTGCCGGTGGCTTTAGTGGCCAATGTTTGGACACTGCCGCCATTGTCCTTGTAGAACAATTTGCCATCGGTGATATTGATTGCCAGCTCGCCATTAAGAAGGTTCCCCGATGAGGGAGCCTGAGCCGCTGTCGTGCTGTAATAAAGTTGAATTGGGGTATAGGTAGCCTGAGCCATTAGAAGGTTCCTCCAGATATGCCGGTTGTCGCCGTAAGCGTAGTAAACGTGCCAGCAACCGGGGTAGACCCACCGATTACCGCATTATTGATGGTCCCGCCGCTAATTGTCGGAGCGATCGGCGAGGCCAACTTCGCAGTCGTCACGGCACCGTTTGCAATTTCATTTGTGTCAATTGGCGTCGGTAGGGGTGCGTTTCCGATATAAGCCATTATGTGATCTCCAGAATGGACATAACGACATCAAGCGATGTTGCGGCGCTCGATGTCACTTCAACTGAGTCTCCCGTAACTAAGACAAGTTTCTGATCCCCGCCAAACATGACCAAGGCGCCCCCGGTTGGGATGGGTATGGTCTTTCCAAGATAGGTTGTGTTTGCGCCGTCATTTAGGGTTATATCAGCGGTCACATCAGAGCCTGTCGTATTGGCGATCGACATACCAATAACGGTGACCTGCGTTGCCGCACCCACCGTATAACTGCCAACCGTTACCGGGGTGGTTCCTACGTTTCGAGAAAGTTTTCGTGCAAAAGTGTTTGCCATTGTTTACCCCAAAGCAATCGCCAGGGCGATCACATCATCAATTGATGCACCGCCCGAGGAGTTAATTGTCACCGATCCAGCACCATTTGTGATACTGACACCCGTTCCAGCCGTTAGTGTGGCCAAGGTATATCCGGTGCCGTTTCCAATCAAAATCTGTCCGTTTGTCGGGGTTGCGCTTGAGCCTGTACCGCCACGAGCAACACCCAAGGTTCCCGATGTAATTGCAGAGGCAGCAATCGCAATCGGCGTATCGACCGCACTGGTGATTTGACCCTGAGCATTTACTGCAATCGTGGGTACCGCGGAGGCCGTACCGTAAGAGGCCGCCGACACCCCGGTATTGGTGATGCTGAATGTCGTTCCGGCAAGTGTCAGTCCGGTGCCGGCTGAGTAAACCTGAGATGCCGAGAACTGGGTAAAGGTCAGGTTCGTGGTGCCGATGATGATCGGATTTGCAGTCGTCAGTACATACGACTCGCCCGCCCCGGTCAGACCCTCTTGGACAAAGAAATAGTCGCCCTGACCCAAGCCGGTGATGCTGTCAGGCTTATAGGTGTTCTCATTAGTCGCCCGGGTCAAGACCCAAGGGGTAGATCCATCGCCTACCGTGGTGACCGTGTAAACGCCGTTATGCGCTGCATTGGCCTGGTTGTAGACCAAGACCCGGTTTGTGGCTGAAAGCGAAATCCCATCGATTTGGATGGCCGCATTCGCCCCGGCGTTTGTAAGTGTCGCCCCCACCCCGGCGTTTACGGTGCCGGTAATCGTCAGGCCGGTGCCGTTGGTTAGAGTCGTGAGCTCTGGGCCGTTATAAGACAGAGACAGGGTGACCTGATTGGCCGCCGGTACCGAGTACACATAGTAGGCGGTACCTGAAACGATGCCATTTGAGGTAACCGAGAAGACGATCTGGTCATTGACCGAAAGGCTTGGGGAGGTTCCGAAGGTCAGGGTCTTGGAGCCCGTAATGTCGGTTACCGTAACCGCCGTGCCGCCAGCCAGGTAGGTCGCGTTCAGGGCGGTTGGGGTCTCCACCCGCACCGGGGTGTGAATCGTGATTCCCGTAGATACCGCATCATCCACATACTGCTTGGTGGCCAGTTGCAGGGCAGATGTCGGGTTTTGGGTGACCGTGACCGAGGTAAGGCCAGACGGGGTAATCGTATAGGCCGGGTTCCCACCGTTATTGGCTAACAACCCCGTGCCGGTCGCTAGGAAGGACGTGACCCCGGCAGAACTCTGATAGGGAATCGACCCACCCGCACCGCCGGCCAAGTTCGTGGCCGTGCTTACCGAGACCGAGGCAGGGTCCGTCCAAGTCGGTGCCGTACCGTTTGAGGTCAGGATATAGGTGTTGGAACCGATGGCAAGTTTTGACAGCGCATCCCCGGCGGTGTAATACACCATGTCACCAGCCGTATAGGACGACAGTCCTGTACCGCCATTCGGTGTAATCAATGTGCCGGAAAGGGTGATCGTGCCTGCGCTGGTAATCGGGCCACCGCTAGTGGTTAACCCTGTGGTGCCACCTGAAACGTTGACCGAGGTAACGCCCGTGCCCGTAACGATCGCGCCCCAGGCGTTGTTTGCGTAGCCCTCAAAGTTTCCGGTCTGGCTGTTGTACCGGAACATCCCGTTGACCGGGCTGCCCGATCGATCTGAAGTATTTCCAATCGGCACCGTGACCGAACTGGTCCCCGGCAAGACCGGGTTGGTTGCAATCGACACCACCGGGGTGGTCGTGCCGTTGGCCACGCTGATCTGATTGGCCGTACCTGAAACAGAGGTGACCGTGCCATCACCGTTACCCAAGGTCGCCCAGGTACCGTTTTGGTAGCCCTCATATCGGTTGGTAGTGGTGTTATAGCGGATCTGACCGTTAGAGCCGCCTGGGCGCTCTCCCGTGGTTCCTAGGGGCAGTTTCATCGCCCCAGTGCCCGGGATTACCGGATTGTCAGAAATTCCGATTGTTGGGTTGCCGGGTCCTGCGCCGTTGGCGACATCAATCTCATCGGTGGTGCCCGTGATGACAAACGAGGTAATTGAGGTGCCGCCATTGATTCCGAGGACGCCGGTGCCGCTTAGGTTCGCTAGGCTGGCCGCTAAGCCTGACAAAGCATAGGTTGGGTTGCCTGATACCCCGTTGCCGTCCGTGACCGTCAGACCGTTTCCTGAGGCTTGTAAGGTGCGCCCGGTAACGGTAGTGCCACCCGTTTTAGCGATGATCCCGTTTGTGGATGCCTCAAGGCTACCTGAAGCTCCATTTAAGGTTACCTGAAGGGTACTTTGAGCTCCCCCATCGGTAAGCCCGATTCCGGTGCTACCAGACAGCGCCCGAGAGTTTGCTAACGTCGGCTCTTGGTTGACCGTGATAAAGGTCTGAGTCTGGGCAGGCGAGGCGGCAATCGCCCCCGTAGTCGTCTGAACGGTTTGGCCGTTTTGGACTATAGGGACCGCCTCGGTGCCTGTAATCGCGCCGGCTGCGGGTAGTTGGGTAATGGTGACTTGGGCTGAAGGCATTATGGGCTCGGGCTAATTACATCGAGGTTGCCGTTGTTTTCCGGGTTGTCTTGGTTGCCCTGAGTAGAGATCAGGAACTGGCCATACCCCCCGGTCTGCAACGCCGGTTGTACATTTGCGACACTTACATCAGGCCGTGGAAAGCGAAGATTAATCCGCTCGGTTTTTCTAGCCGGAAGTCTGTAAGGATCAAACTGATCTTTGCACCCCTGATCGCACACCCGCAACCCTGGGAAGTTTGGATCAGGGCCAAGATTCACATAGGCACGTTTCATCTTGCATCGATCGCATATCCCAATCGCTACAGATGTCAGGCCACGGGTATCTAGGAATCTCGGCATTATTTGGTGTAAACACTAATATTCGGGGCAAAGTAGATCGGAGACTTGTCTCGCTCCTCCTGCTCAGCCTCAAAGAGATACTTATCGGCCATCTTTTCAAGGTAGCCAATCCGATCCGGGGCTACATTCGGGAGCTCAAGGCTCATCCGGTGAGCTAGCATGAAGACAGTCGCCTCATACCATCTCTGCGGAACCTCAAGCTCATCGGTTAGCGCCCCGACATCCATGATCTGTCGGGAATACCACACGGTCATTTGGATGAACGGGTCGTTAGGAACCGGCCAAAGGTACATCGTTGGCTGCGGGATCGTGCGGTCAAACCAAAACTGATAGGGCTGGTTAGCCGTAAAGTTTTGATTCGGTAGGTTCGTGTAATCGTCCCGGTTAAGCCTTGCCATTTGGATAAGTCGGGCGTTGTTTCCTACGAACCACTCCCTCAGGGCCAAGGTCGTGCCGCTATAAGCCCGAACCCGGTAATACTCCACCGTTTGGCCGGGATCGACATCGGTCCAAATCCATTGGTTATCGGTGACTGAAACTTGACCTAAGTCTTCAAGGGTTTGCCAAGTAGTGCCGTCAACTGAATATTCAAAAATGATAGACCAAGTAGCAGAGCCGCCGCCTGACACATAAGGCAAGATGCCAATAGAGCCGGCATAAATTGGGTTGTCGGTTCCGTAAAAAACCGAGATGTTTCCGTTGGCTGAGGTTTGCTGACAATAAGTGTCAATATCGGAGTCTGCGACATTTGCAACGTTCCCCCCTGCGCTGGTTGAGTAATCACCGCTTGGGCGGTTCATCGTGCGGTAAAGGACGTTGAGCACATCCACACATCCCAAAGGCATGGTGTAGATGTATTGATCGGCTTTCAGACCAAAGACTTTTTTATTAATTGCCCAATAATTGATGCCTTTATTAATCAAGGCAGACAGGGCAAAGAACAACGACTCTCGGGCAGAGATTACTTGCTCTGATGTCAGTTCCTCAGCGAGCTTGCCGCACCGGCGAGCCCCGTGATCGATCATCGTTTGAACATTAATGACCGTTGTGCTGACTGTTCCTGAGTACGCCATTTACCACCCCGGGCAATTCCAACGCTTCATAGATGCGCGGGAACGACTACCGCGCTCGCTTTTTTCGGCAATCGCACCCATCCGAGCGCAAAATGAATCTCTGCGGCTTCCTCCTTGGGGTTGCGGGGCTTTCAATTTCGATCCGGTCTCCCGGTTGTACTTTTCGCGTCCCTTAGCGGTCAGTCCAGCGCCTTGAGAAACGGGTAACTTTTCACCGCGACCAACCGCTAGATTTACATCACCGCCTTTTTTCATCTTTTCAGGCAGTTTGGCATAAGCCTTTTTGCTTACATTGGCCTCAGTAAACTCAGCAGCTACAGACGGCTTAATTCCAACCTTCTTAGCAAACTTTGGGTTGTACTCGGCCGCTTTCATAAGTCTAAACTGTGACTTTGACTTGGCAGGCATGATTAGGCAACCGGGTTTACATAGTGCTTAACCATTTCCAACACCACGGTGTAAGTATCGTTAGCAGAAGCATCCAAAGTGGTGAAGGTGATTGCGCCATCTTTGCCAGCACCAGCATTATTCGTTAGGCCACCAATCTTCTCAAAATCTTGTTGATATTGAGAGTTTTGAGGAATAGTTTCAATAACTACAGGCGTATTGGCTTTCCATTTCAATTGGACTTCCATGCCATGAGTCAGGCCAGTAATTTTTGTGATTGTGACTGCGTCACACGCGCCGCCAGCCGCAGAAGGGGTAAGCGATGCAGGGTTAACTTTGACGACATTAGTCTCACCAGTACCATCGCTGGTATTGGTGAACTTCATAATTGCCTTACGCTCTCCGTCAAAAAGCGTTTGGCTTGCGACTGCATCAGCCATATTTATCTTCCCCAATTAGAGGCGGGGGCCGAAGCCCCCGCTTGTTTCAGCACTTCACTCTACCGCCGCGCTTTTTGCCAGGTGTAACCGTTACTGATTTCTCAGTTTCGGTGACACTATCAGCAAATCTTCTGACAGGTTTTTGAATTTCATCAAGCATCTCTTGAAACATACGACGCTCGAAATCAGATTTAACGCCTTGGCCTTGAGTTTTTTCTTGCACCTTGCGCTCAAAATCACTAACTGAGCCACCGGACCGCATTTTCTTTCCGTATTTACTGTAGACCTCTACATCTTTAGTCTTCGCAGCCTTCATTGCGGGGGCGTTTTCTTTCTCATACTGACCATGTAACCGCTTTTCAGCAGGAGTCATGACCGCGCCACCTTTTTTGAAGGTTCCGGAAAGTTGAGTAATGCTTACGGGCGCAGACGGTTTTTTATGACCCTGAGGCATGGACTCAGCCTTGCCCGAATCATTTACCGCCCCACCCTTAGCATACTTTTTTGCGGCACCACCCTTCTTGTAACCGCCCGGTCTGACCATCTCCATATCGCCACTATGAAGATTCATGCGTGGATGCAAACCGTACTTTTTTTGGCTTTTTTCAAAAGTCTTGCGCTCGTAATCTGATACTGAGCCTTGACCTTTGGCGGCCGTGACCATCTTGGTGTCTTTGTATTCACCAGCGTCTTTCGACCCTTCTTCCTCAGTAATGATGCCGCCTTCAGCGCAATATGCACCGCCTTTGGCCATCTTTACCTTGCCGCCTTTTTTGTAGCCGCCTTGACCCATAACGACGCCACCGGTCTTATAACCACCTTGACCCATGACTACGCCACCTGTCTTGTAGCCACCTTGGCCTTTTACGACACCGCCTGTCTTCAGACCTTTGTGAGCCTTGGAAGCAGGCTTGGCAGCGTGTTCCTTTAGCTTTTGTTCGGTCTTGGACATCTTTGCCATTTCGGCCTTGTGCTCCTTAGCGGTCTCGCCACCTTCTTTCATCATGGCGGCGGCACGACCCACAGGAGCGGCCGGAGCAGCGCCTGTAGGCATACCACGCATCATGCGGCGACGAGCGGCCAACGAAGGACGCATCGGAGTTGCGGCCGGCATAGTGCCACCGCGAGCTGGCATCCCGGCCGGAGCCGGGGTAGCCGTTGGTGCCAAAGCACCACCCATTTGCATCTTCTTTTCGACCTTACCGCCTTTTTTGAGCTTCAGTTCGACTGAAGGCTCAGTGGTCATCATTTTGACCATCGGCTTGAACTGACCCATGATTAACGCTCCTTCGCAACGAAGATGTAATCCACAGTCATTGTCCGTGCTGCTGCATTACCGTTTTGCAGAGCGATGGAGATTGTCATGTCCTCATCGTCCGGCAGATTGGTGGTAACAGAAGCACCGCCGAGTACGCCGTTTGTAAAGTACTGAATCTGCGAATCGCCGTCGTAATAAAAACCAAGACGGATGAACGTGTCATCAGCCATGGTTGCGACAGACGATGTCGTAGTTGCCGTGTTGTTTTTCTCAACCAGCAGGCTGACCGAGGTCGAGCCGTCTGCTTTGATAAAAAACACGCCGTCCGTTACATCGAGCGGGGTTGTATCAGTAATTTGCAGTCCGACAACAACATCAGACTCAGTTGCATTGCTGACCTTGAGGCGAGCCTCAAAGAACAGTTTTTTGCCAGACTCAAAGCGGAATGACTCGCCTTTTTTCTGCAAAGCAACCAAATCGTTGTCGGCGGCAGTGTTGGTAATTAATAAAAGACCGCCATCACCGTCTGTAAGTGCCTGTGTAGCACCCGCATCAGTCTCAGTTACTGTCCAATCTCCGGCTGTGTAGTAGTCGAAGTCTTCCATGTAACTATGGAACTGAGTCGGGGCTGGCATTCCCAGATCAGCAAATAGCGAATCCTCTCCCACATTGGTAACACCATTGGGGAAACGAGTTACTAGATTTGCCATTGCATTCTCCTAAGAAGAGGGGGCGCAAGGCCCCCGTCTATTAGACGCCGGGAGTACCGTACATCGCACGAGGATCGGTGAAGCCAACGTCATAACGCTCAGTAGCCTTGTACCGCATGGTGTCGGTCTCAAAGTCACCTTCCATGGTCTTCTCAAGACCACGGCGCATCATCAGCTTCATGCCCTCAGGCGCATCAGTCTGCACCCACCATGCAGTCGCCGAGGTAAGACGCGACAGAACGGCAGCACCCTCATCAAGCAGTCCGATGGACTTGATCGGGTTGATGTCGTTGTTAGCGTTACCAGCGCGAAGCACGGACTTCAGCAGAACTTCGGCTTGGAAGACGTTGCCCGGGGCCACCACCAATTGGCGGGGAACCAAACGAATCTTCTTACCGTTGTTGTCTACTGCTTGGCGGATCTGAATAAGCATCTGCTCAAGAGAAGTCTGCGACAAGTTAGCGGGCGTAGTCAGCAGGTTGCTGAATGTGCCGTTAACAATCGGATGGGAAGCAGAGTTCAGTTGAACGCCATCGCCACCCGGGTAGGCAGAGTTAAACGCACGGTTAAGCACGTTTGCGCTCAGGGTCTCCTTGGTCTCAATCAGGGACTGAGCAAGGTGACGAGCGTAAACTTGACCGATACGGATATGGTCGCCGTCCTCAACCAGCACTTTGGTCAGGGCGAATGCCAGACCATAGACTGAGTACACATAACGCTTGAGGAACAGAACACCGCCCTGCTGATACGAAACCGGAGTTCCATCAGGCAGTTGCGGTGCAGCGCCAAATCCATAAAGGACCGGCTCTTCGTGGTAGTTGCGGGGGATACCTTGTTGCTCACGGAAAACCCGTGACCACTCATCGGTACGCTGATCATAGACTCCGTCGAAGCATTCATTGAGAATTGGCTCAACTATGCTTCTAAAGTCGGTACTGCGCATCGGGGCTGCCATTTATCTGCCCTCCTTAGATTGCGTTAACAGTACCTGCGTACTGCGACTCGCTGATTACTGCTCGTACAATTGTGTACGCATCTCCCCACGCATTATCTGGGTAGGGGGCTAAGTCGATGACACGCATTTGCTTGGCAGCGCCAGAACCGGCAGCCGAAGTACCAAGGGTAGCTTGCGACAGTCCAGTTGTGGTTGAGCCAGCGGTCTCGTTCGTGATATCAAATTCGTCACCGATTGCGGCTTGAGTCAGGGAACCAGCAGCCTGGATCTCATACACAATGTTGGCGTCTTGATAAAAATAAGCAATTACGGAACCAACTTGGAAAGACTCATTGGCGGGCCAATAGTTGCTTACACGACGACGACCAGTTGCATCGGTCCACTCAACGCCAGCAAAGGCGCCGAGGAATGCGTCACCCGTAGAGGCGACTTCAATCCAACCAGCGGTGTTCATCTTTACAGGTTGACCCTTGAGAATGTTATTGGCATAGCCAGCGGAGACATTCCCTGAGGTCGACACTGCTTGAATTCCGTTTGCGAGAGCGGCAGCACGGTCCAACCCTGATGGGTGGAATGCAGGGCGCAGGCCAAACGGAGCAGAGGTTGCACTCATTTCTTACTCCTTAATGGTTGATAAATCCTCCCTTTGCCATTAAGTGAATGCTGGCGCAGGAAGGGGTTTGTCAAGATCGCCTAGTCCTTCGCCCTCTACCTGCCCAAGTCTTCGACCTGAGCTATCGCGTCCAACTTGTTGCTCCGCTTGCACCTTGATCTTGTTTGCTTCCTCAAGTGGTTGATCGTGGTGAAAGTGGGTCATGATGTCTTGATACATTTCCTCAGGAATTTTGAACAAGAGCATCTCATTACACGCGATATGACCAATGTGTTCGCCAGCCTTTACGCGATAATTTTCAAAACCATGGACTTCATCGGCGGTAACCGGAACATATCCAAGGCGAACTCGCTTATCGATACTGTCGTAACTATTAGTGGTGGAGAGCCAACAGACGTGCCACCCAGGTATATTGGGGGCTGTCGGCAGTGCGCTTTGCGTCCACTCATCTTTCCACATCTTGCGACGCTCATCGGATGAAACGAACATATCCTCTGGAGGCCTACGGCCAGCGTCCTCACTTGCGCGAGTTTCGCGTGATCCAGCGGAATTAGATTTTTTGAGTCGAGAATCCATGATTAGCTCCTATTTTGACGTGCGTACTCGGCATATTTTTGAACCATCTTTGCGCGTTTCTTCGGGTCATCCCACATACCCGCATCTTTCATCGCTCGGACTTGTTCGGCGGTCAGGGTAAAGGTATTCCGGCTTGCGCCACCACCTGTCTCCCTCTCGCTTCCGGTTACTACGCTTCTAGGGCCTCTCTTTCTAGGAGTCTCTTCAGTAGTATCAGTATAGGCATCGGTTTCTACATCCTGCAACTCTGCCTCAACTCTTGCATCCAGCTCATTCCAATACATCTGAGAGGCGGGGTTCCACCCCTCCTTGGCGAGTTGGGTATCAATCTTTTTGGCCAACCGACTTTTTTGATCATCGCCCTCAGGGTTGTACCAAGAGTTGCGACTCATCCATCGTTCGGCAAAAGTCTTCACGATCGGGTCATCGGCGTCTTGCTCTCGGCTTTGCTGATCGACCTGGATTCTGATGTTTTCCAATTGTTTTAGACGATCAGTTGAGGCCATGTACTGCTTTTGGGCGCTGACCAAAGCACTCCCATCGGCTCGCTCGGTGGCCTCTTTTAGGCGCAACTCTGCCCATTTGACCCGGGACTCTTCTTCCTCAATGGCCTTTTTAACCTTGGCTACCCGATCCAATTTGGCCTCCCGCTCCATGGCGGTCAGGCGCTCTTGGAGGAGCGAAATCTGCCGGTCTTGGGCCGCCAAACGCTCATCCTTTTCGGTTTGAACCCGCTTGATGTACTCTTTTTTGGCCTTGCGCCGGGCCCTACGGGCCTCTCGGACGGCATCGGTGTCACCCGGTTGGTCCTCATCATCAGATTGGCCACCCTCGGCCATCTGAGGCTCTTTTTCCTGCTCCTCGGTCTCCGAAGGCATTAGGCTTTCCGGCACCTCTACGGTGGCCGAGCCGTCCTGCTCCTCCGAAATCTTTATGTCTTCTTCTTTGACTTCTTGGTTCATGTTTGCTCCTATACAAAGGCTTTCATGGCTAATGGATTACCCGTAAGTTTGGCAATGACTTCGTGGTCATTAAGCACCATAAACAGGGCCGCATCTTCATCGGGTTCGCCCGGCACGGGCACTTCCCAACGATCACCACCCCATTTGGGTACTCGTATGTAATCGCCAACTTCGCACCATGACCCTTCGGGCCACGATTCCATGGTGTCTCGCTTTTTGAAAGCAAGTGGGCCGATCTCTAAAACCTTGGCCACCATGTTGTTCCATTTCTCGGTTTCTTTAGTCTCTTCGACCAAAATAATCCCTGCGCTAGTTGCCCTTTTTTTTGTGCGCCGCAACTGAACCAAAATACGGGCACCAAGAGGTTTTGCACCGGGGTCTACGCTCGGAAAAGCCCAAGCCAACTCAGCGTCATTACACGCTACCGGTTCATTCATCTTCATTGTCTTCCTTCAGTAAAGTGTTAAGAATGTCCAAGGCCTCCTGTAGGCCTAGGTTTTGTCCGACCAAACGCTGATAAGACTCCCAATTCGTTGCCGTACCGCCGGCAAGGGACGCCGCTATTTCAGCCTGCCTAGCCTTAATTTGGTTGATCAGATCTTCTATGGTTCTCATTTTTTCTTGGTCTGTGACAGGCCTCCTTTCGGTTGCGACTGAGTCTTACCATTGGACTCACCGTTTTTCATGGTTTGGCCATCAACGGGCACACCCATGGCCATCCGCTTGTGCTGCTTGGTGTAAATGCTTTTCTGCTCTTTGTCGTAATCAGACATTTCATACTCCTTTAGTGATATCAAAAATGGTCTTATCCCGGTCAAGTTTCAGTCGAGCGGCATCCCGGGTAAGCCGTGCCGACTCAATGCGCTCCTTCATTTCCAAGTCGCCGATGGCGATAGCCATCTTGTACTTTTGCTCCTCCATGGCGAGCTCATAGTCCTTTTGAATCCGGGCCATCTCCCGCTCAGCGTCAGCGGCCATCTCGCGGTCCTTGAGTTGCATCTCAGCCTGATCCCGGGCGGCACGGCGTTGGGTCTCAGCCATTGAGGTATCCAGCAACACCTTGGCATCCGGGGTGAGTTGCGGTTGCGGCTTGAACTGCTGACCGGTTTGGAGCATCTGAGCGATGATCGGCAGGATGCCTTGCAGGGTCTGCTCGGTATCAATGTTGATATGTTGCGCCGCCATAGCGTAGAGCTTGTCAATATCCTTCGGGTTTTGAACCATGCCGTAGTTCTCATGGGGCTGGCCTCCAAGAGCCTTATTGACATAGCCCTTAGCCCTGCCGAGATACCAAAGCACGATGTGCTGCTTGACGTGCTCCATGGCCTTGGGGATGAACTGCGGAGCGATCAGAGGGTTGCCACCAAATACCGGGTCTTTGGCAAAGTCTAGGTGGCTCTGTATATGAGCCAGGTGGTCCTGCTCAGGGTAGGCAAACGCCATCTGCCCGATCGACATGGCCACATTCTCGTTTGCCGAGTCCATCTTCTCGGGAGGCGGCACATCGGTCATCAGTTCGTTGACCCCTGGCACTTTGATCTGCTTTAGGAACCGCGCAATCACCGCCCGACGGTTAAAGAGGTCAGGATTCTGTTGCATGATGGCCATGACCGCTTGGGTCTG